GTCTTAGAAATACAGAAGGTTATGAGGAAGCAGGTAAAGACTTTTTAAATACTCTTGAAGCTTATACAAATTCTATAAATGCGGTGGATTCTATGGAGCGTTTCTTTGATGATGTTGAAAAGGCATCTGATACAAAAGGAGTGGTTCCTAAGATTGTTCAAAAAATTGCAGACTTCTTTGGTAAGGAAACTAAAGACCGAAGTGATAGACAAGACCGCGGTAAACAGGCTTATACGGACGAGAACGGAAATGAGGTTAAGAGTGAGGAAGACCAATTTGTAGAAGATTTGGTGGAAGATGTAATAAACTCTTTACCTACAGAAAAAGCTAAGAAGAAAGCGAGAGCAAACGCAGAAATGATAGCTGTTACAAAGGCTCTTGTTAGACTTCAATATAGAACTCGTTTTAACAAGCAGGCTCAAGTAGAACAACAAAATTATAACTTCTTGAATGCTTTATATGAAAGAGACCCTCTTGAAACTGTTACGGATGAAGAATTAGAAATTTATGCTAAAGATTCAGTTTTTGTTAAAGAAGAGGTTGTTAATGAGGAAACAGGTGAAGGTACAGGGGAATATGTTTATAACATTAAACCTGAAATGCAAAGGGTTGTTGATAGCATTGTTTCTAAATTAACAAATAAGGAAAGACTTACTCTGCGTGAAAGAAAGATTTATGAAGGTTTAAAAGAGCAAGATAAAGATTTCTTTGATACATTTATCAATAAAACGCTTAAGTCTGAGGAAAACGGAGTTGTTTCTTTGGATAGTTTCATTGAAGAAGAAACAAATAAACAGAGTTTGAATGAATCTGTATCTGTAGAAGGTGAAAGTTTGTTTGAGGAGGTGAGTAGAAGAGTTGCTCAAAAGTTAGCAGAAGTTTCTAAACAAACAGATGTTTCAGAAGATGATGTTTTAGATACATTGAAAGACGCTTCTGAAGAAGAGCAAAATTCTCAAGATGAAAATGCAAAACCGAAAACAAAACTTCAGCAAGATATTGCTAATTATAAAGAGTTAAGTAATAAGGAAACACTTACAGAAGAAGAACAACAGCAGTTAGAGGATTTGGAACAAAGACTGTCTGTTATTGATGCTGCTTATAATACAGAAGAAGGTTCTACTTTGAAAGAAGACCTTGATTTGTTGAATCAACTGAGTATGCAGTCTGAACTTGACAATCGACCTTCAACGGACTATACACCTGAAACTATATCAGATAGTGAAGGTAAACCTTTTGCAGATGAAGAAGGGAGTGGTGGTAGGTCTGCGGCTCACGCTCAAAACTATTCAAATGCTTTTATGACGATTGAAAGAGATGAAGACGACAATACTTTTATTAACATTTCAAATCTTAGTTTGAAAGGTTTTCTTAACCGACTTGTGTATGATAAAATCACAGTTACGAAGAAAGGGGTAAAAACTGACTTGAAAACAGTGGATGCTATTAAACCTGACGACAATGTTATTTACACGGTTGTTACAATGGGTGGTAGTTATAATTTTAAATATAACAAGCATGGTAATATTCTCCTTGAAGCGGAAGATAGGGATGTTTTGGAAAATCTTAAAAATGAGACAGGTTTAGATTTGACTCTTTTACAAAGTAATAAGTTTTCTAATTACTCACCGCTTTATGAAATAGATGAAGTCGGTAACTATCACCCTGTATCTTCTGATATTGAAGTTGAAGTAAAAGATGGAGAAAATTACAAAATAGACCAACAGGCTGTGAAAGAGTTGAAAGCAGGAGATGAAGTTTTTGTGATTTACCCAACTAATGCAATTTATAACAAAAGACGAACTAAAGAGGAGACAAGTGTAAAGGAAGATGTTTTATTACTTGGAGATTCTAAAGGTAGGATAGTAGGAGTTGTAAAAGCAGGACACGGTTCAACAGGGCAATATGAAAATCTAATAAAACTTCGTAATGAAGCTGTGACTCGTGTTAGAAATGGTGAGACTAATAGAATATTCAATGGTAACCCTAATTTGATTGACACAGGGTTTTTTGTAGTGGTGAATCGTGTTGAGAATGGTCACCCGAATGTTCAACTCACAAGAGATGAAGGGGGTAATGTGACAAATCATCGTTTCAGTATTCCTTCAAAAACTGCTAAGAATGTAAAAGTTTTAGGGTTTGGTATCTTTGATGCTCGTAAGGCTGAAAATGATTCTTCTAAATACGAACCTGTTGTTTTGAACAAAAGTGTTAAAGATTTATCTTTGACAAGAGATTCATTCAGGTTTGTGGATGGTGTTGCTAAATCTACAAAGAACGGGGTTGTGTCATATGTGATGTTGGAATACAATGGTAGAAATGTGGCTTACCCTGTTACAATTACACCTTCTACAGAAACTACTTTGGCTGAAACTTTGGTTAAAATTGCTTCTAACAAGAAGGTAAACTTGACTGCTCGTGCTAAAATGGTAAATGATGTTCTGACAGAACAGGGTTATGATACTATAAAAGACGCCAAGTATAAACATTTATTTGCAACAAAAGACAATGTTAGTAAACAAGAATACATTGATGGTATTCTGAATGATTTATCAGTTCCTGTTGAGTTTATGGGTAATTCTACAATGAGCATCTTGAATTTTGAAGAGTTGAAAAAGGGTACAGAACTTAACCTTAACTTAGCAGATGAGAATTTGTTCTTTGCACCTAAGTTTTCAATGGATTTGGAGAATGTTATGGATAGTGGTGCTGTAAAGGTTGAAGTAACGAAGACTGTTGAGAAACAGAAGAAAACCTCTAAAAAGGAAGAAAGAAAGTCTGAAGAAGAACCAAAATCTGTTGACGATTTTTCTATATCTGCTCTTTTAAGTCTTCAAAGTAATATTGCTCAGAAGAAATGGGTGAGGGATTTAGGTAAAAAGTTCGGCTTTACTCGTTTACTTGCTGACACAAGGGTTAAAGATAAGGTTCATGATATGGATATTATTAACTACATATTCTATAAACTTGGTGAAGACACTCCGAGAAATAAAACTATGATAGAACATTATCGAAAGACTTATTTAGAATCTTTTGATGTTAAAGGTAAATCTTTAGCAGATATTATAGATGGTTTAATAGACAGTGAAGCAGGTGTTTCCAATGTTGACAATGCTACAAATGTTAACAATGAAGTAACTCCCGCTGAAACCGTTATTGTTGATGAGTTATTCCCTGAGACTTTGTTCCCTGAAACGGGTTCTTCTGAGAAAATTTCTACTAAGAAAATGGAGACTAAGAAGGATACTACAAAGTCTAAGAAAACTACGACTTCTAACAAGGATGCTAAGAAAAATTGTAAATAATTTTTGAATTAATTTGTTAAATGACACCTTATTATTTTCAAGGTGTCATTTTTTATTTATATATTTGTGGACTGAAAATAGAAACATAATGCCAAATATAAATGATAAGGAGTGTGTAGAATACATTTATTCTACCGATGGATGCGACGAATGTTGTGAACTTCGTGAGAAGCCGAGGATTGGTAAGTTTGAAGATTTCGACACACAATATGCTCCGTTATTTGTAGATATGTTATTTACAGGAGCAAAGGTTAGACACAGTGAAATAGTTAAAGACCCTGTTAAAGACGGGTATAAATTTTATATTTATTTAAGAACACCTATGGAAGTAGGTACTGTTTTTTACACAGATACTCAACAAAGAGATTATTTCTTAGCTGAATTTAAAGGTGTAGAAAGAGATAGTTCTTATGTTTACAGGGTTAAATCTATGGATAACTGTTCAGTAAACGAATTAGATAGAAACAATTTAAGAAAAGGATTAACAATACACAGAAAAGGAAGATTAACAAATGAGCTGTAAAGTACAATTCCCTGCGGGAGTGCAGGATAATGTTACTCTTGACAATAGTGCGAAACTTGCACAAGCAAGGGTTTTAGATAAAGATGGAAATCGTTCAAGGTTATGGGACGATGTTTCAGGTAAAGTACCTGTTTATGAGAATTTAGAACAAGCGTTTGTTCCATTTGCAAATTCTTATGCAAGAGGAGTAGAGAATAAAGGTTTTGAAACTTATGAGGGGACAAACGAACCGAAACTATTTTTTCAATCGACTAACGGGAGCATTCATGAAGACTATAAAAGTGCACTTGCTGATAGTGACTCTGAAGGAATGTTGTCATTTGGCTTTAAGAAAGGTAACCATTTATCACCAATAGGTCATGTAACTACAAGTATAAATCCTAATACAAGAGAGGGACTTATCAATGGAGGTATTAAAGACGGATTACTTACAGGTGAAACTCTTGTAGACCAAAAAGGTAATTTATATTTACAAGCAGAAGGTAAAACCGAAACTGAACAATTGGTAAATGCTTCAATCTTTAGAAATCAGGTTGAGGCTCAAGGGATTGATTATTCTCATGATTATGTTAACGGTACGGTTCATGTTACAGAGAATAATTATAACACAGGTGTTAAGAATAGTAAAGGTGAATTTATCACACTTGAAGATGTTACAAATGACTACGAGGGCTATGTAGAGAAAACTTCTGAGAAAGAGGCAGCCGATACTCTTGTAGAAATTATGATGAGGGATGGTGAGTATGATAAAGTTCTTGACGGATTTGCTAACTTAAATGTGGACTCTAATAAAGAATTAGCAACAAGATTATTCGATATTATCAATCAATCAGGTATTACCCTTATGACGATTGAAAATTATAATAAGAGATATACAGAAATCCATGGTAAAGAGATGGACGCTGTGGCTCTTGCAGATGTTGCGAATGGTGTCATTGCTCTTAGTGAGGATGCTACACTTGATGATTTAACAGAGGAGGTTTCTCACTTTGTTGTAGAAGGTATGCTTGAGTCTGAAATAGAAACTCTTGTTAATAGTGATGAGTTTTTAAAGAGTAGAGAATACGCAGAACACTACAACACTTATAAAGACATTTATGAAAGACAGGGTTACGAGGGTGCCGAGCTTGATATGAAAACCAAGAAAGAGATACTTGGTAAGATGTTGGCAAATGGTATTCTTACACAATATGAAAATCGATTACTTACTGAACCAGCGTCTGAACTTGGTTTCTTTGAAAACTTAAAAAACTTTGTAGATAAGATTGTTGCTAAGCTTAAAGCTTTGTTACCCAACAACATGAGTGCTTTAGAACAGTGGCAGTCAGACCTTTCAGATAGATTACTTAACGATAGAGTGGAGAGTATCCTTAACTTGAAAGAAATTCAAAGTAAGAATAGAAACACATTAAATCCTGTATTCTACGCTACCAATGCAAATAAGATTGTTCTTGTAACACTTAAAGATACTTTGGATGCTTTACAAGGTCGTTTACAAAGGATTAGGAGGGCGAATATTACAGATGTTGAAGCGTATCAATACGAGGTTAAGAAAGCCATTCAAGCGTTAGAAGATAATAAAACACAACTTGCTATTCATACAGTTGTTACAATTGCTGAAAGTATGGCGAACAAGACGGCTGCCGATATTAAGCGTATAACTAACGGTCATAAAGGTGTCCGTAACGAACACTTACTCGCGGATATTCGTATCATGGAAACACAGATGATACCTACACTCCATGAGTTGCAGAATAGTTTTGCAGAGTTTAATATTGATGGTCAAGAGAAAGCAAACCTTGATAGGATTATTTCACAGGTTGAAGCCCTTGCCAATGACAATAAACGAAAAAGTTTAAAAGTAACTACTACAAATGTTGAACAACAGGTTAAGGAGTTGCTTAAAAAATATAATATTCCTGAAGAGGCTTATTATCATATTGCTCAATCTTTATTCGGTAAACAGAAAGATATTAGTCAACTTTACGCTTTCTTAGGAAATCCTGAACACTCCGCTCATTATGCGATTGGTATGCTTGGTAAAATCATTGCCAACAATGGAATTAAGACAAGAGCTATAATGAACCAATTAGCAGGTGGTATTGTTGATGTTTTGGATAAGTTTAATTTAACTCACGAAGACCAAAAACAACTTATCGAGAGAACTGCAGACGGTGGAGATTCAGGTAACTTTATCTCTCATATTAATCTTGCTGAAGCAGAGGCTGCGTATCATGGTGCATTGTTGAATGCGTATAATCAAATAAAGCATGGTCAGGATAAAGACTCTTATAAAACTATGGAGGAGTATGAGAATGATGGTTTTACATTTACTGATTTAGATGATACTCAACAAAGACAATTCAACGATGAGAAAATAAAGATAGACCAAGAATACTTAAACACTCGTTATACGGTAGATGTTTATAACAAGATGAATGCTGTATACAATGCGTTAGGTATGGGTCAAGACGCCTTGGATTTCTTAAGGTCTAATTCTGCGAGAAGACATGACTTGTTAAAGAAAATTATGGATAAAGATGGTAACATCAATATCGAAGCTTTAAAAAGTTCTAAATTTGTTCTTCAAGATTTACAGAAATTAGCGAGTGAGAAATCGGCAGCCGCATCGCTAACCAATCATCTGACAGGTGAGGTTTATGGTAGAGTGAATGAAAGTAAGATGCGAGATATTACGTATACTTATGAAGATAATAATGGTAAGAAAATCACAGAAACTTTCAAGATACCGACAATTGAACTTGCCCCTGGTGTTGATATAAATGATATTTCTGTTAAACAAGCGGTGGATTTGGTAAACATGAACCTGTTTAATGTTGCAAGATTTCAAAATGAAACTCGTACTATTAACGATAACTATTTAAAAGAAGTTACGAGAATAGAGGACATCATTGCTCAAAAATATGGGTATAAAGATTTTGCATCGTTTGAGAAATCTTCTAAAGCGAACAAATCTGTTGTTTATCAGGAGATAAATGAAACATTGTTAGACTTTGTTCAAGCAACAGGTGGTTTATCTTTTACCGAGTCTTTCTATTCAAATCTTTCTACTGAACCAAACGCTCCTTATAAACAAAGATTAGAGGAGATTATTAATGACACGGATGATGATGTTGTTAAAGATACAGCTGAGAGATTGAAGACTCTGATGACTAAGAGAGCTAATCTTTTAAAAGCTTATAGAAATAAGTTGAACTTTGCTGAGATAGACAGTGATGAATTATCAGATATAGATAAACAACATATCCGTGAACTTGATAATGACATTAGAACTCTGAAAAGAGAACTTAATGGTATGGTGGAAGATACTACAAACGGTGAGTTTAGAGAAGATTTTTCTTCTTATGAAATGAACTCTGCATTTGAACAGGATTTAAAAGCTTCAGGTAAAAGTAAGTTAGATTTCATGATTGAAAACTCTATAAATCCTACAAAGTATCAGAACATCAAAAACACATTTATTAAGGCTCTTACAGAAGGTAAGTTGAGAGGTGGTAAGGACATTATTCGTTTCTTAGAAGAACAGAATGTTTTGGACAATGGTAGATTGTCTGCAAACTATGCAAATATACTGAATGACCAAGCACAGATAGAACAACTTGTTGAGAAGTACATGATAAGAAACATGCCATCTTTCTATACTCGTTTTACACCAAAAGGATATGATTCTTGGAAGAGGTTGTTGGATAATAAAACTTATCACAACAATGGAAAACAAGCGTCGTTTGGTGAGTTTTTAAGAAATGCTGTAAATGAGAAGAAAATAGGTAGTTCTAAATTTAACAATCCTGTCGAACAGTATATTACGGTAAACCCAAGTCTTCAATATACAGACGGGAATGGTAAAACGTTTAAAGAGCAGATAAATGAAGACTTCGACAATGATAGTCCATTTGGTGGTAGACAGTTTAAGTCTGATAAGTTTATCAATAACAAATTCTTTGAAACTTTTAGTGAAATCAATAAGGAACAATACCTTAAAATGAATGATACCGAAAGATGGGATTATCTCCAAAATCTTGCTAAAACCACTAATAATGGTAAACTTGCTCTTTATGTTGAAGCGTTGAAGGCGAATAAACAGGCGTATGAAAACTATGGTTTGGGAAGTAAGTATTCTATTTATAGAAGACCGAGAATAAGAAAAAATGAAGTAGAGAGTAAAATACAAACTATCTCTGACCCTAAGGCTGCAGTTACTGCTTGGTTTACTAAAAACTTTAAGCAAGATGTGGAGAAGCAAGATGAGGGTGCTATTCAAGAAGGTGTGAACTTGTCACTTGGTACAGACTATAAAACGATGCCGAAGAGAGGTATTTACAACCTCGAAGATATGAGTGACTTGTCACAAGATATTGCTTCAAGTGCTTTACAATTCTTGCATCATTCTGCGGATTATAAAGTGAAAGAGGAAACACTCGACGATGCTTTGTTGATTGGGTCTTTAATTGATGGTCAGACCTTTAGAGGTAACTTGAAAGGTAAAGAGTCACAAGTTAAAAAAATGTATCAGTCATTCTTAGATTCTCATTGGTATGGGATTAAGAAGGTAGGTAGGCTTGAATTGTTTGGTAAAGATATTTCAAGAATTGTGATGTGGTTATCGGATATTATTGGTAGAGTGAATACTTCTTGGTCATTTTGGGTAGGTGCTACAGGTCATACTTCGGGTAAAGTGTTTACATTGTCTGAAGCTATTGCAGGACAATACTTTAATATGACCGATTGGCGTAAAGGTGTATTGTCTTCTTATGCAACAGCTTCTAAAAACTTAACTGAAGCAGGTAAGGTTAAAAGAACAGATAAGTTGTATCTTACAATGAGAACACTTGGAATACAAGGTTATGGTATAGAAAACACTTTAAGTGCTACAGGTTTTGGAAGAACAGGTAGAGCTTTACTTACTGAATCGGGATACAAAATGGCAGATTTCCTTACAGAACCGAACAGACATGAGTTTACAATGGCTATTTTAAATGCTACGAAACTTTATAAAGGTCGTTGGATGTCTAAGGCTCAATACGAAAACTTAAAGAGAAGAGAGGGTGCGTCAACATCTGAAATAGATGCTGAGTATAACTCTTTACCACGACTTTACGATAACTATATTGTAAATGATAAAGGTGGTCTTGAAGTTAGTGAACAAGGTAAGAAACTTGCGCTTGCTGAATTAGCGAAACAAAATCCTGGTGTTGAAGAAAGTAAACTTCATACCTTACTTGATAAGGACGTTGATGTATTTACTGATGTAGGAACGAGATTGATTTCTATTCAAACTAACTTAGAAGGTACTGTTGACCAAGAACAGAAATCTATGGCGAGTAGACATTGGTTAGGTAGAGCATTTTTAGTAAACCGTAATTGGTTCTTTAATAGAATGCAGAGAGACTTTAAACAGACTCACTTTAATTATATTACAGGTCAGTACGAAGGTGGTGGTTTAACAAGTGCTTTTAAGGTTATTATTAATAACTTTAAGAAATGGTTAAAAGTGGCTGATATGGCTGACGCTGAAAATTGGTTAACTAAATCTCAACTTAACATACTTAACGATAGTAATTTGAGTGATTCTGAAAGAGCTGCCATGACGGAACATTTTCGTAGAATGAATGGGAAACTTACCCACCAAAAGATAGGTGAAACAAGTATTCATCTTGTAGCAGGTTTGTTAGGAATGATGCTTCTTGCAGGATTTGCAAGAGATGATGAGGATAAACAGAATTGGATGTTACAATCAGCTCTTTATATTTATTTGAGGACTGTTTCAGAATTAGGTTCTACACAGATACATACGGGTGGTCCTCAAGCCTTAGAGATGATGAAAACACCTACAATGGTTATGAATCCGTTTGTAGATTTGTTTAAGTCTTTATCTACGGATTACGTGAAATCAGGAACTTATAAAGATGTACCGAAGATTTTACAATGGTTTATTAAGTATTCTCCTGTGAGACAGGTGTTCATGCACGAAGACCCATTCCGTTCAATGAGTACTTATGCGTTCCACAACACGGCTTCTCTTGGTTTTGCCAAGTTTAGCAATGCGAAAGATTTCGAAGCCTTCTTAAAAGATGATGGAGATTATGATGATGACGAAGAATAGATAAAAAGAAAGTCCGCTTTATTTAGCGGACTTTTTTAATTTAGTAATGTAGTCTAAAACTTGGGCACATTCTGTAAGAAGTTTTTCTCTATTTCTGTCCCAAGGACCACGAGGAAATATATTTTCTACTACCCATTTCAGGTAGCTTTCAGGTGCTTCAGATGGTTTTTTACCAACATATTTTCCAAAGTCGAATGTTATACCACTGTCAGGGAATTTCTTTCTTATGTCGGCTTGGAATTTCTTCTGTGGTTCGTAAGGCATAGCACTGTCTTCACTACCTATTCTAACACCTGTTAATTGTTTACCTTGAGCGAACATTTGCCAACCTCTTCCTGGTACAAATTCTACTCTAAGGTCTTCAAGTTTACCAAATCGTTTTACATTATTTCCATAATCGATTAGTAAAACATGGTCTTTGTCAGGGTGTTGTCTAACACCTCTTCCTAATATTTGATAATGTAATACATAAGACCCTGTTGGTCTACCCATTATCACAGCTTGTAGTTCAGGATAGTCAAATCCTGTATTTCCCATAATCGCAATTTTACCTTTACGACGGGTAATCAATGTCCCTTTCGACATTGTCATACACCAAACTTCTTCTTTTACTATTTTATGAAGTTTAGCATCTTCGTTAGATAAAGTAACTTTATTTGTTAAATAAAAAGTTATTTTAAAGTAGCCTTCATCTAACGGCTCAATCGTTGAAGTAATACCATTACATACAGCGATTTCTTGTAGTAAATCAAGCACATCTTTATTGAAGTGGATGTTAGAGTATACTTTTGATTTTGGTTGCCTATATGCCCTACAAAAGACCCTCACAACCTCTAAAAATTCACCTCTTGTTAAGTCTTGTAAAATATACCTTAAAGAAGATACATTATTACAACTCATTCTAAGTAACATGGCAAGTTTTAAACATTTGTCATAATCAATCTTTTCAAGTTTTGGTTTAATGACTACACCTGCTGTTGGTATTGTTACTTCTTTACCTACAATGTTATGTGCTTTTGTTTTATGATAAACACCTTTTTTATTAAGGATTACCATATCATGGTCATTGGTAACTCTCAGATTGGTAAGTTCGTTGTTAGCAACTTGAACCATACTTGTTGTATGAGTGTGCTGGTGGATATGGATAGGTTTTTCAAATGTTATAACACCTGTTTCCATATCATATTGAGCAACCTCATCATTTGGTTTTAGATACTTTTTAGTCTTCCAACCATTTTTAGTTAACACTTCTGTATCGGTGGAGAGACAGGTTAGAATACCATAGTTAAAAACATTCCAAATTTTACCTTTTTTAAAATCTGTAATAATTTTTTCTCTTTCTTTTGCGTCTGTACTACCAGCTAAGTATGCAGATTTAGGAATAAGTTCTGCCATTCTTGAAGCTGTTTCCAATGAGTCACAGAATGTTAAAGTTTTTGTTATTCCTTCAGCATTCAGTTTCTTAACTCGTTTGTAGATATTATTGTTAATACCTTGAGCTGAGATTGCTTCTTGAATACTTGTTTCTGTATATTCTGAACCTGTCGAGTTCCATCGAAGTTTACCCTCGTCAAAGTCGTGTTGTTCGTACATTGTTTTAGACCAAAACTTATCTGCAATATCTTTTACTTGTACAATGTGAATAACATCTTTAAGAAATGGAGTGTCTCTTAAAATTTTATTTGTTATAAAGTTTATTACAGAGTAAGAGTCGTTCATCTCTCCTAATCCTGAATAAAGTCTACAAGGTGTTGCTGTAAAACCTATAATGATTTTAGGGTTTACGATGTCTATAAACTGACGAAACATTGACCCTTTCGTTGGAGGATATTGATTACACTCATCCACAATCACATTTACAACACCATGCTTTTTAAATTCTTTTGCTTTCTTGTAAATACTTCCAATAGTAGCATAAGTAATATCTCCTAATTCTTTGGACTTAGCACCTGCTGAATATACTTTTGCGTCACCACCTATAGCTCTAAGCTTTTCAAGGTTCTGATTTAATAATTCGACGGTTGGTTGAATTACTACAGTTTTACCTTTAAGCATGTGTGCTGTGGAAGAAATACATATTGATTTCCCTGAACCCACAGGTGATATAACCAGCCCTCGTTTCAGCACAATGTCATCGTTTTTCAGATATGCATCAATCTTGTCTAAGATTTCTTGTTGATATGGTCTGAGTGTTATCTTTTTCATCTTGTTATCGTATTGTCTTTAAAGTTTAATATAAAATTGTTTTTACTAATAATATCGTTTCCAAGTATGCCGTCTATTTCTATATGGTCGTCTTGATAAATAACCTCCTTAATCCTTGTATAATCTTTGGCATAAATTGTAGTTTTTAGAAAGGTATCGCCTAACTTTAATTTAACTTTGTGAGCGTTGAATAATTTATTCTCTGACCCACCAAATCCTTCTGCGTTTATTGGTGCAAGGTCGCCAACCACACCTCCTACCTGCTTTATTGTTTCCGTGTGTAAAGATGTAAACGAAGCCCCTGTGTCTAATAACAGAAACTTATCTACACCGTTAACTTGCACTTTAACAATTGGTAGACTCGAACTTGTGTAAATTTTAGTCACATAAGTTTCGTCTTGCAAAGATACATCTTTTTTACAAGAATACAAACAAATTGATAAAAAAATTGCACTTAAAAATAATTTTTTCATTATTTACTATTTAAAAATTAATTCAAAACAAAAAAAACACCCCTGTTACGGGGTGCTTTCGAAAGTCTACTCAACGACTTCCACTTTAACCTTAATACGCCCCGACCTCAAATCTGAAATTTGTCTAAAAGCACCTTTAGTAAGGTCTACATTTTTGTGACCGTTAGGGTAGTTCATGAACTCACCTCTATCAGTTACAGTCACAACAACATGTTTTCCATTAGCTAAATTTGTTACCTTTAGCTTTGTTCCAAACTTGTACTTCGTATGAGCGGCACAAGTCATAGCATTTTCGTTGAAAACACTTCCGTTTGCGGTCCTTCTAACCTTTCCTGGATAAGCATACCAAGTAGCCTCACCATTATTAGCGAAAGACAAGGAAAACAGTGTGGTTAAGGAGAGTATTAAAATCTTTTGGATTAAACTCATTCAACACGCATTTATTTTCACTTACGATTGCCAACATCGTCTCTTTTTAAGTTACCAACAGAGGTAACAGGCGTTATTTTATCACTTTCTTTGTTAGCTCTTCAGCTAAGTTTACAAAGTGGTCAAAATCTGTTTCGTAAGAGCCTGTAAAATATAACTCTTTTCTTAAACCTTTCGGAGGAGCAACTCTTCCATATTGAAATAAGTAGTGTAGTTCTTTGTCCTTTTTGTCAGAATAAACTATTTTATTAAATTTATAATCTCTACAAATCATTTCATAAAGAGGACTTTCCTCTAAACTCGGTCGAGTGGTGAAAACATTTGGTTGCTTCCATATTAAATTGTGCAAAGCATAAGTAAAGGAATCAGCATGTAGGTGATTTTCAACAGTTTGAATAATTGCTTTTGGACTGAAACCTGTTTCATTCATAAACCATGCCAATCGTTCTCTGAAATTTTTACCTGCTCCATTACCTCGTTCTTCATACAGTTCTTTAAGTTTCTCTTCTACGAGAATAACCTCATCGGTAACTAAAGGTTTATCTAAATTCTCTAAAAATGCTTTACCTTTAGGACTTATTCTCAATCGCTCGCGAATAGTCTTTCCTGCTTTAACAAGAGTAAAATAACCTTCTTCTAACAGTTCATTTATTCTATCTGCATCATCTTTGGAGATAAGGTCTACTTCTTTTTGTAACACTTTAATTAGTAATATGTAATCGCTGTCTGTTAAACCTGCTTTGTAAAGATATTCAAAATTAATCATAAGTTTTTCTATTTATTTTTAAAAAGGACAATCGTCATCATCATTTCCACTGTAAGGGTTGTCCATATCTTCTCCCCATAAATCTTCAGTGGCTTCCATTCGTGGAATATCGGGTTGTTTCTCAACCATCGTCTGAAAACTATTTTCTACTTTCCTCTTTTTATACAAAGGTTCGATTTGTAAAGTTACATCTCGGTCATCTTCAGGGTCTACATCGTCTTGTCTAATCTTAACATAATGCCAAAAAATATTACCCTTAGTTTCAAAAGCTGTTTTATCTCGTCTGTTATCAATCATATATTCCTGCAAGTGAGGATACCTTCGTGTCTGAACAAACATGTATTTATCAATACCAAGCTTGAACGGATTGTTGATAATCAATACTAAATCGCTTATGAACTGAATATTACTTGAATTATACAAATCCGCTGCTTTTGGAAAATGACTTTTGGGGTCACCTGTTCTACTTTCAAGTTCACGATTCATTTGTGAAAGGTTGATGAAGGAAACATTAGAAAACTCTTTCTTTAAATCGTTTTCATATTCTAACACTTCATCCATCGCTTGTTTTTTATTACCACTGTCTTTAATGAGTCCGAGGTGGTCTATGGAAACAATTACCTTCTCTTTATCACGATGTTGTTTTAGAAACTCTCTTACATTAACCAACCATTCTTTTGAAGTTAGTGGTTTTTCAATATAAAATATATTAGGGTGACTTTCTTTTTTAAGAGTGTCATTAAACGCAGCTTCTTCCATCGCTGTAAATTCTTTATCTTCAGCAAGAATTTGTTTCATCGGAGATTTCATTGTTTCTTTAAGTCTCCTCAAAAGCAAGTTGAATGAAGTCATTTCATAGTTACATTTAAGTAGTACGAAATTATCACAATTCGGATTTAAGGTTTTATCGAACATATCATCTTCGATATGTTTGAGGATTGTTGTTTTACCAAATCCTGAGAGAGCAGCGATTGTTATAATCATTTGACTGAATATCCCCCCTAATAGGTTTTCATTTAAATGCGAATACCTTGTTATTATAGGTTTTTCTTCACCTTTCTTAATTTTCAAGATTTTGTTTTCCGCCTCCTTAATTACATCTTTAGATGGTCTAATAACACTTAAATCTACATTGTCTAACGTTACTTCAATTGGACTTGCCATTTTATTTTTCTTTCTTTATATAGTGGTAAATAATAAATATAAATTCTGAGTCTACTTTCTCAAACTCTATTGTTTTAATCTCCTTATCATAATTACTCTCTAACCAAGTATTTAACTCAGCTTTTACATCATCGAGAGATGTTTTAGTTATTACATGAACTTGTAATACGTTTTTTTCAGAAGTGAAACTTTTACCTGCTTTTTTATAAGCGTCTTCTATATCTTCTTGCGAAAAGTCTTTTAACTGATAAGGTTCAACTTCTGTGTTTGTATCAAAAGTTTCAACTTGGTAATTCATCAGGTTTATTGCCTCTGTGTTACTACACTTTAAATAAGGTGTGAAACCTTGAGCTGATGTAAAAGGAGTATTAAAACTCTCGTTTATTTTAACGGTTCCAAATGTGGTCATATCTCGCTCGTCTTTCTTTTAAAATTAATTCTTTAATATTTACAAGTATAGAGTCGTATTTTAAAAACCCTATCTCCATCGCTTCTGCAAATAAGATGATAATTTCGTTGAGAATGTTTTTATGATAACTAAACCATTCATCCATTTGATAATCGTCAAACTCTTCTATTTCTCCTTTCAAATAAGGAATAATGTGAGAATAAATGTATCTATCATTGTCTATGAAAATTTCTTTTTTATTTTCATCTTTATATTTAAAAACTACAGATTCAGGATTACTGTAAGTCTTAAATGCTCCGACGGTGCGACCTTCTCCAACAGTTTTAATAGTTTCTATCACTAAATGGATTTCTACTAAACCATCTATTGTTTGTAATGAAACAACAGGAATTGATTGTGTTTGTTTAGACATATTAATTAAGTGTTAAAATTATTACTGATAATAAAACTATCGCAGGATAAGCAATTTTGTCGTATTTAGCGTGGATGTAGTTAAAGATACCCATCGCATTCACTCCTGCTTTGAAGATAATTCCTATAAGAATACCTCCCACAACCATTGCTGTTTGTAACATAATTCCTTCTGTTAAAGAATCTCTGTAAATTGACTGCATATCATTCAGTATTCCAAAAGAGGAAAGAATAATAATGTATCCAAAAAAGAAGAATACTAAATCAAAAAGCAAGTGCCAAAAGAAACTCATAATTGTTTCTGAATAATCCACCACTGGGATATTTAAAAATTTACCTTTCATTATAATTATTTTTTATAAGCTAACATTTCTACTGTCTTGTTTAAAACAGGTTCGTAATTTACTAATTTAAAATCTTCATACTTAACAGATTTTATAAACTCTTCAAACGGTTTATCCAATTCCCAACTTGACGAGTCAATCTGTATTTCGTGAACTTTGTCTACAGCCGTGACTTCACTAACTTCTTCAGCCAATTCATATTGGTTATCATAAAGATGAACATTTCTTAAATCTCCTTCAAGGGCTGTGAATTTGTGTCCTGACCAAATCTCAAGGATTTTACCCATTAAGAAATAAAACACAATGTTCATTGGTAAGCCGAGTAAAGTGTCCACCGAACGCTGTGACCATTTAAGCATAAACCCATCATCTTCTTTAATTAACTGATATAGGAAGTGACAAGGTCTTAAACTCATATCACCAAGACTGTCTAACTGCCAACTATCAATGATTAAATCCGTTCTGTAAGGGTTTTCTTTAAAATTATCAAAAACTTCATACTGTCGAGCGTATTGGTGTCCATAAATCTTACCTAATGAAAACCTATTATCTGCTTCTATTCCAGGATTGTTTTTCAATAATTGCAAATACTCGCTGGATATGTTTTGATAATTGCAGAAATCAGCATCCCAAAAATTCACTTTTGCTTTCCAATAATCTCTAATGTCTGTTGAACCTTTCAAGAACAATAGCAGTTCGGCAACAGCACCTTTAAAGTAAACTTTCCTTAAAGATATTACAGGATTATCTTTTGAAAACAAGAAGAAATCCGCGGTTGGTATCTGTTTTCTTTTTGTACCTTTTCTATTTGGGTCATCATACTCAAACCCATCTGATAAGATTTCACTCAATAAATCTTTGTAAAATTCATCTACTTTATTCATAACTTGTTTTTCTTGTGAACTACCTCTAAAGTGAGGCTCCAAGGGTCAAAGCTTCTATTTTATATAGACAGCTATCCTTGATTTTAACTCTATGTTCCAATAGAGCTTTTAATGTTAAACTTTATTTATTTCTCCATCCTAAAAGGATAGGAGAATTATC